TAGTTGAGTACTGCCTTGATTACGTAGTTGCCTACAATCCATACGTTGGCGTCGTACTCGCGGGCCTGATCCGGAATCTCCTCCTCGGACATCCCCCACTCAACGAGCATCTTGCCGCTTACTTTGCCCCAGAACTCCAGTGCATCGAAGACTTCGGTGGGGCGCATGTAGGAGTAGTACTTGCGCTCTTCCTCGTTCTTCTGGAGTTCGACATCCTCGCTGATCCAAGACTGGCCGTTGCCAATCTCCAAGACCTTGCGGATAGCGTCTTCGTCGTAGCCCGGAACGCCAATAAGATCGGCCAAGTCCATGCGGCTAAGGGGGTGATGCTGGAAAAGATACCCCTCGTTGATGTCGGAAATCCCCGGCTCGGGGTAGATGCGGAACGGATCGACGCGCTCGTACTCAGGTCCAAGTTTCTCAACCGGGTCGAGGATTACCGTGCCGTCAGGCATAGCCTTCCACCCCAACGTGCGCTGCCGCCTCACGATCGGCCCCTTGATGAACGCAGCAGGGAAGGTGACAAGATCGGTAACGAAATCGTTGAACGACTTCTCCCAGCCGCCATGAGCGAACTGGTCCTGAATTTTGAGTTTCATCCTGTCTGCACGCGCTTGCGCTTCGCGCAGAATACGGAAACGAAAGTCCTGCGAGACCATCTCTCGCATCTCGTTCATCTGCTCTCGCGACGGTGCCTGCCCGAGTTCCTGCACCATTTTCAGAACCTTCTCGGCAAATTCCGCCTGCACCTCGCGGTGCTGCTCGGGAGAAAGTTCAGGGATCGGTGTAGCCTGCAAATCCCACGGGGGGCTGCCGTTATCCAGCAAGATATCCCGAAGCCAACTCTCCGCAGCGCGGCACTTGACCTCAGTGATCATCATGTAGATTTCAGAGCCACCCTGACCACGGATGGCTGCGAGTTTGTCGTTCTCGTACTCGCCATTGCGCTGCCGAAGCGCACGAAGCATCTTGTTCTCGATGGGCTTCTTGGCCATCTGGGCGACATCCCAGCATTCGCGCAAGTACCCGGTGAGACCCAAGATCAGCGGCTGGTTCTGTCTTTCCTGAAGTGCAGCATCGACTACTGCCTGCTCTTGCTTGGCAAGATCAGTGTTGTTAACCACTCGTAGGAATGTCAGTCCAGCCATATTACTTGCCGTAGAACCGCTTGTAGGCGTCCTGCATCTTCTTGGTCATGCCCTTATCCTCGACCTCGCGCATGGCTGTGCGTTCCTTCTCGGTGTACTTGGGAGCACTCTCGATATAACGCCGTGCGTTACGCATGAAGGCCCCCGGATTACGCGGGTCTTCCGGCATGTTACGGGTAAACTCCGCTACTCCCATCTTGCGCGGCTTGGTCACCAAACCGCCCTTCTGGTAGGACTTGATAGGCGCTGCCGCCCCCGACATCTTGGGGTTACTCGAAGTGACCTTGTAGGGTTTGTTGCAACTGGACGCCATATATACTCCTCCGCGTTGTGCGGTTTGTATCACAAGTATATACGAAGTCAATAGGAAAAGAACCCCCGAGGGAACCCCGGGGGTTAAACGCTACATCTAGGGAGGGTATGCAGCGAATACTAGGAGAAAAGCAATGCGGGACGGACAATATCAGGTCCAGCCGGAGGCTGCAACCCTTTTTACTTCCCGTCGTACCCCGGTCCGAGCCGCCTCGCCCCCGTTCGAAATGTGGAGCATGAGGTACTGCAGCGCCTCGGCAACGTGCGAGTGCTTGTTCTTCTCGATGTCCGCGTCGCCTTTCGGCTTGTACCTGTAGCCGCCCATCATGGCGGCCTTGAGTTGCGTACACCGGGGGTCCACCAGAAACCCCGGATCGCCGTCGATGCTGCGCATGAGGTACTCATCGACCGCGTTAACTCGTGCTGATATGTTATTAGTCTTTGCCGGGATCACTTTGAACCCCTCGGCCTTGATGATATCCACCGCGCTGCGCTCGTCAGTCTGCGCCCGCTGCACGCCCGCCGGGTCGGTCACGATGAGCACCGGTGCCCCCGGAAAGCGTTCGTAGAGCATCGGCTTGAGCATGGTCCGCATGAACCTCTGCACGCCCATGTCGAACGAGACACACTCACCGAGAATCAGTGCGCGACCACGCGGGTCTTGCTGCCCGAGCACCGCCGCCGGGGTCAACCCCAAGTCCATCCCGATGACGATAGGTCTCACGCCATTGACGATCGGCCGCAGGGAATTCTTGGCCATGTGGTAGTCGGGCCTGAAGTACTTGTACACCGGCATACCGGCGCTGGAGAGGCCATACTCGCCGTCGATATAGACCCGGATGTACTCATCGCTGCGGCCCTGAGTGTCGTAGTAGCCTTCCGGCAGGTTCTCGATGTTCTCGGCGTACGGCGATCGTCCGGACGGCTGCTTGAACACAGCCCAGCCGTTGTCGTTCGGAGACACCCCGTCTTTCGGGTCCAGTCCTTCCAACTGGTAGTACCACCATGTGTCCATGGTCGGCGGGTTGGTATCCCCCCACATGCCATGCCACGAGGGTCCGCCGTCCTTGGCAGACGGAAAACGACCGATGCGCTTGCTCATGGCGTCCACGATATCCGGGTGAATATCCCGACACTCGTTGAACCAAGCGAACGACAACTCCAGCGAGTTCAGGTTAGCCACATCGTCCGCATCGTCCAGCGCACGGAACATGATCTCGCACTCGACCTCTCCGACTTTGAAGAAGTAGGTCTTGGTAGTGCGCATGTAGTCGCCACACTGCCCCGGCGGGAACCAGTCCAGAAACGTCTTGATCGTGGTGTCCTGCAACTGCCGGGCGGTCTCGCGTACCACAGCCGCTCGCGTGCGGCGTCTTCCCTGCTCGTCAGGCCGCTGCATACTGGCCCGTCGCACGATCTCGAAACTGCAGGTGACCGACTTGCCGGAACCCACTGGCCCCATGAGGACGCGCATCTTGGCGTCCGATTCCATGAACTTGGCCCCTGTGGGTGGGGGCGTGTAGTTAATTTCGAGTGGCATACTAAGTTTCTAGATGGTGGAGTTGCGTAGCAACTTGAGTGGCATACTAAGTTTCTAGATGGTGGAGTTGCGTAGCAACTCAAGTGGCATTGGGAGGTACGTCCTCTACCAACAGTACCACGAAACTGCGGGTTTTCTTGCCATTGCGCTTGGCCTTGACGATGCGGGTCAGGAACGAAATCCCGGCATTCTTCAACGCACTCGTGAAGTTGTGGTACTCGACGCTGTTATCGAACACAGCGGCTTCATGGCCTTCATACGTTGTGTGAAAGCGCTTGCTCAGGCTGGTCGGCAAAGTCAGCATCTATGGGTTCCGGGGTTAGGTCTATGACTCTGGCATCCTCGGGCTTGCTGCCCAAGTTGATCGTGATCTTGACTCCACCGGCAGAGGTTTCCTGCGGCAAGTCCTTAGGCTCAAGTCCAGCCCACTTGACTGTGGACTTGATCAGGTCGGCTTTGACTGCCGGGGATACAGCCGGGTCGTGGATCAAGAGCCACGAAGTTGTCAGGAGTTCTTCGGCTTGCGTGCGGGCCTTGAGTTTGAATGTGATGCCCTTGTCGCGGACTTCGGTACGGAAGTGATCGACTTTCTTGAGGAACACCGGGTCGGTGTTGAAGTCCAGAATCTCTTGCGTGGTGATCTTGTGCCGAAGCAAAACGTCGGAGAGAGGTTCCCCGCTACCCTCAAGGGTAAGAGCCACATCGAACGCCAGTCTGTCAGACCATTTCGTAGGTCGCAGTGGATGGAAATCCATGGCTCATCTTAGCGCCTATGTTCTTTCCAATGCAAGATGCGGTGGCAGTTCGAGCAAAGCGGTATGCACTTGGTCTCGGCTTCCTTGATCGCGGCGGGGATGTTGTTCCTGACTGCCGCCAATTTATTGACGGACTGCTTGTTCTTGCGAATGACATGGTGGAAGTCGATGACCGCCGGGTGACTGAATCCGCAGTGGGCGCACTTCTTGCCCGCCTTGTAGGCTTCCCATTCCTTTCGCTTGGCCCTGCGGAGTTTCTTGTTCTTGGCTATCTGGACCTTGCGGTTCTTGAGGTACCAAGTCCGGGAGTAGGTCTTCTGTCGAACTTTGGCGAGGTCTTTGTCCTGTAAAGGCATGGCGCGGCAGTGTAGCAGAGGAATGTGTAAAGTTTTAGTTTTTTGGGGTTGTGGTTTAAGCGGTTTACTACAAATAGGGGGGGGCCTGCCAAACGCCAGTCCATGTACCCCCCTCCCCCCACCCGATCGCGCAGCCGTGCGCGATCCGCGACCGTTCGACTGGCCCGCTGAATCGCCGGAAACTTGACAATCGTGTCAGGCTATGCGAGATTGGAATCGTCGGTTGCAGGTGCAGCCGACACGCGGCACAAGCGGCCGCGGGTTGTTTAACAATCTGAACTGGAGAAGCGCAATGCGCAACTTTGAAGGTACCGTACGGGTGCGGTTTCACCCGGAAAAGGGAATTATGCTCGATAAGGGCATAAGCGGCTCGACACTCACGGCGGCCGACGCGGCCAAAGTGTTGTCCATCGCGATCGTCGAGGCGGAGAAGCGGAAGGTCGGACTGGATCGCTGGTCGTTTTACCTTCCGGGTGAGTCCCAGAAGGTAGCGATGTCGGAGAAGCAAATCCCGCTGGCCGCGATCGTGGAAGCGATCAAGGCGGGCGCGACGCCGACGATCCGGAAAGGGATGTGGAACAGTCCTCGGATGGTGATCGCCAAGGACGGTGAGGCCAAACGTGAGTCCAAGATCGTGGACATCGCGTGACAAAACGGGAAAGGCGGCCGAAAGGCCGCCCGACCCAAAC